CTCGCGGTCGCCTTGTCGATGCTGACCGGGTTGCCGGCCTGTGGGCCAACACCCTGACCAACTGCAAGACGCGCCTGCTGTCGATCCCGACGAAGGCTGCGCCGCTGGTGCTTGGCTGCAAGACCATGCCGCAGGCCCGCGACATCATCGAACGCTTTGTCGTGGAGGCACTGAATGACCTCGTATCAGCCGATCCCACAACTGACCGCAGCGGTGCGGAAGGCGTTGACGCCGCCGCCGAGGCTGACGGTGAGCCAGTGGGCGGACCTGCACCGAAAGTTAAGCCCCGAAAGCAGCGCCGAGCCCGGACAGTGGATCACTGACCGCGCCCCGTTCCAGCGGCTGCTGATGGATTTGATCAACGATCCGTCGATCAATGAAATCTGGATCATGGGTTCTGCTCAGTGGGGCAAGACCGAGATCATCAACAACATCATCGGCTACTTCATTGATCAGGACCCGGCACCGATGCTGCTGGTCCAGCCGACGCTGGAGATGGCGGAAGCGTGGTCGAAGGATCGCCTCGCGCCAATGGTCAGGGATTCGCCGCGGCTGACCGGAAAGGTTGCTGACCCGAAGGCGCGGGACAGCGGCAACACAATTTTGCATAAATGCTTTCCGGGCGGGCACCTCACCGTGGCCGGCGCGAACTCCCCTGCCGGCCTTGCATCGCGCCCGATCCGCATCGTCATGTGCGACGAAGTTGACCGCTACGGCAAGTCGGCCGGCGCCGAGGGCGACCCGGTGCTGCTGGCCCGCAAACGGACCACGACGTTCTGGAATCGCAAACTGTTCTGCGTCTCGACGCCGACCATCAAGGGGCAATCGCGCATCGAGGCAGGGTTTCTGTCTGGCGATCAGCGCCGGTACTTCGTGCCGTGCCCGCACTGCGATGTCATGCAGGCGATGCGTTGGGCCAACGTCCACTGGCCAGAAGGTCAGCCAGACGAGGCCTACTATGTCTGCGACTCCTGCGGCGCGGTGATCAACGACAACGACAAGGCCGGCATGCTGGCGCGCGGTGAGTGGCGGGCGACTGCGAAGCCGTCGAAAGCGGGCATCGTGAGCGCCCACATGTTCGAGCTGTATTCGCCCTGGGTGTCGTTCGGCCAGATGGCGACGGCGTTCTACGAAGCGAAGTCCCTGCCCGACACGCTGCGTACATGGGTGAACACCTCGCTCGGTGAGCCAGACGAATTGACCGGCGAGAGCATCGACGACACGGGCTTGCTTGAGCGGCGCGAGGTCTACCCGGCAGAAATCCCGGCCGGCGCAGTGCTGCTGACCTGCGGCGTGGACGTGCAGGACAACCGTCTGGAACTGGAGGTCGTCGGCCACGGTGTCGGCGGAGAGACATGGAACATCGATTACCGCGTCATTGAGGGCGACCCCGGCCAGCACCCGTCGCACTCGCCGCTGTGGAAGCAACTCGACGAATACCTCGTCAGCGACTTCGAGCACGAGTCGGGCCTGCGCATGCGCATATCCGCCACGGCCATCGACACCGGCGGCCACAAGACGGAGATGGTCTACGCCTTCTGCAAACCGCGCTGGCATCGCCGTGTGTTCGCCATCAAGGGCGTCGGCGGTCAGGGTCGCCCGCTGGTGACGAAGCCGACGCGCAACAACTCGGCAGGCGTTCGTCTGTTTTCCATCGGCGTCGATACCGGAAAGGAATTGCTGTTCTCGCGCCTCAAGGTGTCCGAGCCCGGCCCCGGCTACTGCCATTTCCCGCACTCGCGCGAGCCTGCGTTTTTCTCACAACTGACCGCAGAGCGCCTTGTGACCCGATACTTCAAGGGAGTGCCGACGCGCCGGTGGGAATTGAAAGACCCGCGCGCGAGAAACGAAGCGTTGGACTGTCGCGTTTATGCGATGGCGGCGCTGGCGATTCTGGACACCAGTATCGAAAAGGTGGCGAAGAAGTTTCAACGGCGAGTCGAGGCGAGCAGAGAGCGCGCCATTGCAGTCGAGGAAGATTCAGCGCCACCGAAACCTGAACCAGTCATGCCGGCGAAGCAGAAAAAGACCACGGTGCGCAGGCCGGGCTTCGTAAACGGGTGGAGACAATGAATGGGCAACGCGTTCGATTCTGCCAACTACCCGACGCGGGAGCCGGAAGAACTTGTCATCGGTGATCGTTGGGCGTGGAAGCGTCCCGACCTTCTGGCCGCGTACCCGACAGCCGATTACACGCTGACCTATTCGTTCGACAAGCAGGGCGCCGGCTCGACGTCGTTCTCTATCACCGCTGCGGAGACCGGCGGCGAGTACCTGGTCGAAGTCTCCAGCGCAACGACGGCAGCCTACAGCGCCGGCACCTACGAGTGGCAGGCCTACATCACGCGCGCCAGCGACAGTGCCCGCGTATCGGTCGGGTCTGGCACCACGTCAGTCATCGCAAGCCTGTCAGCGTCAACCGCTGATCCGCGCTCGCATGTGAAAAAGACGCTCGACGCCATCGAGGCCGTCATCGAGAACCGGGCAACCATCGATCAGATGGCCTATTCCATTGCCGGCCGCTCCCTGTCGAAAACGCCGCTCGCTGACCTGCTCAAGTTCCGCGACTCCTACAAGGCGGAATACGCCGCCGAACTGAACACCGAGCGCCGGAAGAATGGTCTCCCGCCGCGCAACCGTCTGCTGGTGAGGCTCTGATGAACATCCGCGAACTGGCCGGCGCTATCCGTGCGCGCATCGATCTGGCGAAGATCGGTGAAAACTTCGACGTGAAGGACGCGTTCGCCTTCGGTGGCCTCGCACTGGTGACGGTCGGTGCCGCGCAGATTTACCCGCCGGCCGGCTGGATCGTGCCGGGCGCGTTCTTCATGTGGCTTGGGGTGAGTAAATAATGGGCCTCGTTCACCGACTGCTCACCGCACCGCAGCAGGTATCTGTCCCGACAACCGGCAAGCGTTCGTCGCTGTACGCAGCGGCGCAGATTGGCCGGCTCACCGCAAGCATGGCGACCTACAGCCTGTCAGCGAATCAGGAAATCTATCGCAGCCTGCGCACCATGCGTGCCCGGTCGCGCGAACTGGCCCGCGATAACGCGCACGCCAAGAAGTTTCTGCAGATGGTCGAGACGAACGTCATCGGGCCAGAAGGCGTGATGCTGCAGAACAAGGCCGGCGACTATGGCGCAGGCGGAACGTTCAAGCTCGACGAAGTGGCGAACAGCATCATCGAGCGCGAGTTCAAGGTCTGGGGCTATCGCGGCTGCGAAGTCACCGGCCGCATGTCGTTTCCTGCAGCCCAGCGTCTGTACGTCCGCACGATGGCGCGCGACGGTGAGGTTCTGCTGCGCCGCATTCGTGACCCGAAGCGCAACCGCCACGGCTACTCGCTGCAGTTCATCGACGTTGATCGCCTGGACGAGCGTTACAACGACACCGCGCCCAACGGCAACGCGATCCGCATGGGTATCGAACTGAACCGCGAAGGCCGGGCCGTTGCGTACTGGATCGACAACTGGAACCCCGGCGACATGCTGCAGCTCACCGGCGCAGCCAAGGAGCGCGAGCGCGTTCCTGCCGACCAGATCATTCACGACTTCCTGCAGGACAGGGCAGAGCAGATTCGCGGCGTGCCGTGGATGCATGCGGCATTGATCCGCCTGAACAACCTCGGCGCGTTCGATGAGGCCGCGATCATTGCTGCCAGGATCGGCGCGGCGAAGATGGGCTTCTGGACATCGAAGGACGGCGATGCGTCTGCGCTTGCCGATGACGAAGATGCCGCCGGCAACCTGATCACCGAGGCAGAGCCCGGCACGTTCGGAATGGCCCCGGAAGGCTACGAATTCCAGTCGTTCGACCCGAAGTACCCGGAGGCGAATTACGACGGCTTCACGAAGGCCTGCCTGCGCGGCATCGCGTCTGGCTTTGGCGTTTCGTACAACTCACTGGCGTCCGACCTCGAAGGCGTTTCATATTCATCCATCCGGCAGGGTGTTCTCGACGAGCGCGACTGCTGGAAAACAATCCAGGCGCAAGTTGTCGATGGCCTGATGCGCCCCGTGTTCCGCGACTGGCTGGAAACGTCGCTGCTGCTCGGCCAGCTCGGACCGCTGCCGGCGAGCAAGATCGGCAAGTTTCATTCCGATTCGTGGCAGCCGCGCCGCTGGCAGTGGGTTGATCCGAAGAACGACCTCGAAGCGGCGGAACTGGCCGTCAAGTTGGGCGTCACTTCGCGCAGCGACATTTGCGCAGAGAGCGGCAAAGACTTCCGCGACGTCACCGAGCAGAACAAGCAGGACGAGGCGGACTTGCGCGCCGCCGGCCTGCTGCGTGTCGATGCGCCTGCGAAGGAAGTTCCCGCCAAGACTGTGTGAGAAAAACGCAGCAACACGCAATGTCGGCGCCGTGCTGACATTGCGGCATGGAAAATCAAAACGAAATCCAGAAGCGTGAAGCCTTCCTCCGCGATCCGTCGGGGGAAGTCCAGCAGCGTTCGCTTTTCTTCAAGCGCGAAGCCGTCAGCGAGGAAGGTCGCACCGTTGAGGTTGCGTTCTCTTCCGAGGAGCCGGTTCAGCGTTGGTGGGGCGTCGAGATTCTCGACCACTCACCGAAGAGCGTAGACCTCGCCCGTCTCAAGGACGGCGGCCCCGGCCTCGTTGATCACGACCCGCGCGATCACGTTGCGACCATCGAAGAATGTCGAATCGACAGCGACCGGGTAGGTCGCGCAACGCTCCGCTTCGGGAGAAGCGAGCGCGCCGAGGAGATTTTTCAAGACGTCGTTGACGGTATCCGCAAGTGCATCAGCGTCGGCTACCGCATCCACAAGGTCGAGATCGAAGACCCTGAATCCGACAACCCCACCTACCGCGCTACGCGTTGGGAGCCGCACGAAATCAGTTTCGTGTCGATTCCTGCAGACGTCGGCGTCGGCGTTGGCCGTTCCGCAGAACAACCCATTCCGCCAGCCGCACCTGTCGTGCAGCCGGAAACCGAACCCGTCACGAGGAAAGCACCCATGACCGTTGAAGCAGTAGCACCGACCGCAGCCGAACTGGCCGCAATCGAAACCCGTGGCGCGAACGCCGCCATGGAAAAAGTCACCGCGATCCTTTCGCTGGGCGAGCAGTACGCTGCGCACGGCGGCAAGGAAATCGCAGGCCGCGCCTTGAAGGAAGGCAAGGACGAGCGCTGGGTGAAGGACGAAATCATGTCCGCCATGGTCGCCCGCTCGAACGCCAGCCCGACCGCGCCTGACCTTGGCCTTGACGGCAAGGAAGTGCAGCGCTTCTCCATGATGCGACTGGTGCGCGCCATGTCTGCCGCTGCCAAGGGCGAGCGCAACGCATGGGCAGACGCCGGCTTCGAGCGCGAGTGCCACGAAGCGCTGGAGAAGCGCTACGGCGCCGCAGCGAACGGCGGCTACTTCGTCCCGTACGAAGTCCAGAAGCGCGACACGACTGTTGCCGGCACTGGCGGCTACCTCGTTGCCAACGCGCAGCAGCCGGGCAGCTTCATCGAACTGCTCCGCGCCAACACGGTCGTTGGCCGCGCTGGTGCCCGCATGCTGACCGGCATCAAAGGCAACATCGAAATTCCGAAGCAGACCGGTGCCAGCACCGCGTACCTGATCGGCGCGGAAAGCGACGAGATCACGGAATCCAACCTGACTTTCGGCCAGCTCGCGCTGTCTCCGAAAACGGTCGGCGCGTACGTCGAAGTCAGCCGCTTGCTGCAGATGCAGTCGGACCCTTCGGTTGACATGCTGATCATGGAAGACCTCGCCAAGCAGCTCGCGCTCAAGATCGACCTGCTCGCCCTGAACGGCAACGGCGCAGGCGGCCCGGTCGGCATCATCAACACCAGCGGCATCGGTTCGGTGACGGCAACGTCGCTCGACTACGCCAAGGCGATTGGGTTCCAGACCGACGTTGCTACCGGCAACGCGCTGACCACGAACTGCTGTTACATCACGACCCCGGAGAAGGCCGCGATTGCGATGCAGCGTCAGCGCTTCTCCAGCACCGACACCGCGCTCTGGCTCGGCAACGTGCTGGAAGGTCAGATGCTGGGCTTCCGTGGCCTGACCACCACGCAGATCAGCGACGGCATGATCTTCGGTGACTTCGCGCAGCTGATCATGGCTGAGTGGGGCGTTCTCGAACTGGCAGTCGATCCGACCGCCAACTTCAAGGCGGGTATCAGCGGCATCCGCGCGTTCCAGTCCTTCGACGTGGGCGTGCGCAATGCGGCTGCCTTCTCTTACGGCTCGTCCGTGACCTGATAACCCTTCCCGGCGCGGGCTGGCAGGAAACCGCCGGCCCGCTGTGATGGAAACCAGGCAACGAGAGAGCCCATGAAGAAGCCAATCCCGAAAGAATTGACAGTGCGCGTAGAGCGCGCATTTCGCATCGGTGGTGAGGAAGTCCCGGTCGGTGAAGTGATCGTTCTCGATTACAAGTTCGCCGTCGAATTGATCACCGCAAA